AGACGACCTAAATGCAATCTCAGAAGCACTTGAACTTTCAGAAGAAAATGCTGAAAAAGCAAGAACTATCTTCAAAGCAGCTGTTCAATCCAAAGTATCAGAGATTAAAGAACAACTAGAGTCACAATACTCAGAAGAATTACAAACCTCAGTAGAAAAAGTCAAATCTGATTTATCAGAAGCAGTTGACAAGTATCTATCTTATTGTGCAGAAGAGTGGACGAAAGAAAACGAACTCGCAATCGAAAGAGGTTTGAGATCAGAAATGACCGAAAACTTTATCGAAGGATTAAAAACATTGTTCGTAGAACACTATGTTGATGTTCCTGAAGACAAATACAACGTCATTGATGAACTCGCAAATCGTCTCGAAGAGATGGAATCAAAACTTGACGGTGAAATTTCAAGAAATATGGAAATCACTGAAGAGTTAGATACTCTCAAGAGAGGCAACATCGTGAGACAGGCAGGTGAAGACCTAACTGAATCACAAAAGGAAAAGCTCTCATCATTAGCAAACGGTGTAGACTTCAAAGATGCAGAAGATTTCGCAGAGAAAATTTCTGAAATTAAAGAAGCATACTTCGGTGTTAAAGGTGATGAGTTGGTTGAGGAAACTAAAGTAGAAGAAGGAACTGGTTCTTTCGAAGAAGAAACTTCAGAGAAAGTATTAGACCCAACTATTGCTAAGTATTCTCAAGCACTTTCAAAACTTAAACCATTGGATAATTTAAAGGAGAAACTTCAATGTTTTTATCAGAAAACTTACAAGAGAAGTGGCAGCCTATTCTAGAACACTCTGATCTTCCTGAGATCAAAGACAACTACAAGAAAGCCGTTACTGCTGTTATCCTCGAAAACCAAGAGAGAGCTCTCAACGAAGACAGAGCTACTCTTTCCGAGGCAGCACCTTTGAATGCTACTGGAAGCTCTGCAATCAATAACTGGGATCCAATTTTGATCTCATTAGTGAGAAGAGCTATGCCAAATCTCGTTGCATACGACATTTGCGGTGTTCAACCAATGACAGGCCCTACAGGTCTTATCTTTGCTATGAAAGCAAGATATAACGATGATGAAGATGCCAATAGAGAAGACAAGTCCGAAGCTTTGTTTAACGAAGCTAGAACTGGTTACTCTGCAGCTGCTGCTGCTGGTTCAACTTCATTGGGTTCTGACCCTGTAGGTGACCCTTTTGATGCCACTGGCCCTGCTACTTATGCAGGTGACACAAGTGGTGGAATGACAACAGCGACTGCTGAAGCACTTGGTGATTCATCAGGTAATGCTTTTGCTGAAATGGCATTCACAATCGAAAAGGCTACTGTTACTGCAAAATCCAGAGCACTTAAAGCTGAATACACACTAGAACTTGCTCAAGACCTCAAAGCAATCCACGGTCTTGATGCAGAATCAGAACTTGCAAACATTCTTTCATCAGAAATTCTTGCAGAAATCAACCGTGAAGTTGTCAGAAATGTCAACCTTCAAGGAAAAACAGGAGCTGCTGGAACAGCAGTGCCTGGCACATTCAACTTAGATGTTGATGCAAACGGTAGATGGTCTGTTGAGAAATTCAAAGGATTGTTGTTCCAAATCGAAAGAGAATCAAATGTTATCGCTAAAGAAACAAGAAGAGGTAAAGGTAACTTTATCCTTTGTTCTTCAGACGTAGCATCTGCTCTTTCAATGGCTGGTGTATTAGATTACACACCTGCTCTTAACACTTCATTAAACGTTGATGATACTGGTAATACTTTTGCTGGTCTTCTAAACGGAAGAGTTAAAGTATACATTGACCCTTATGCATCTGTCGATTATATGACAGTTGGATACAGAGGTTCAAACCCATACGACGCAGGTATGTTCTATTGCCCATACGTTCCATTACAAATGGTGCGTGCCGTTGGTGAGAATACCTTCCAACCTAAAATCGGATTTAAAACTCGATATGGTATGGTATCAAACCCATTTGTTGGAGCTACTCCAGCAGACGGTCTTGCCTCAGCAGGAACAAACCAATACTACAGAAAGATGGCAGTATCTAACATTCTG